AATTTTTCGCAAATGGAACCATTATGTTTTACATTTTTTGATTTCCAGTGACAATACGGTCGTTTGTGTTTATCTGCAAATGTCGATGAAAACATACAGGTATAACAGGTTTCCCTTGCAGGAGGTCCGGCGTCTCTCTTGAAGAGAGACTTTAAAAATTTAAACATCTTAATCCTTTCATTCATTTATAACTTTTCATAATATAGCACAATATTAATTTATTTAAACTGTTTCGAATCGAAACATATCTTTTATTATCTGAGCGTGGTACTTTAAAGTCTTTAATTAAAACTTCAAGCTAAAGCTCTCGTTTTCTTCCGTTGGGGAGTAAATATAAATAAGTTTAAAAAAGAGTATCCCATCGGAGCCCGAAGGGCGAGAATGCGGAAACCCGGTAGGGCCGACAGGCGGGGGTGTGTTAGGGTAAAAAAAGGAACGCAAGGCAATATTAAGCAGTTTATTTTAAACTCTTTCGAATCGAAATATTGATTTTTAGTAAAAATCTGATACTATAATTTTACTCACGTTCTATTTCTAAATTTTGAAACAAAGGGATTTAGTTATCCGAAAACAAAATATCAAGGTAAAAATAAGCTACTGTTTTATAAGTGTTTTGCGCAGAGTGCTTATAAATATTTAGTTTTATCGTAGTCCGGCAGACGAAAAAGCATGCAAGATGGGTTCGATTCCCATATGCGGACTTGATATTGATTTAAGCTCATGACAGGCTTCGTGCCGTTAGTTCCTCTGAGCAAGCGCGTGTCTGCGTGTACGAAAGACAAAGCTTAAAAGACACCTTATCGAAACCGGGTGTCTTTTTTGTGTTAATATTTCTTAATATTATTTTTCAATCTATAACTGAGCCTTAAGCTTTTTCTAGTATTTTTGTATTATTATCTTGAAATAGTCTTGACTTAATCAAAATACAGTGATATATTAATAACATAGAGAGCAGCAGTTAAGCTTTCGAAAAACGGAGAAAAGTTATGAAAAACGAAACGAAAGAATTAAAGCAAGAATACATCGAAGAAGCATTAAAGCATTTTAGTGAAAGCATGAGAAAATATTTCGAAAAAGAAACATCAGCAGTATACAAAACGGAGAACGGGAATTTGATATCTTTTTCAAAACCGAGTATCGAAAAGAGTTTTTGTTTCGGGTATGACGAATGCGTGGCAGAGAGCTACGAAGGGGCAAGTAAAGCGATGAGAGATTTAGATAAAGAAAAATTCTTTGAAAGAAATTTGGACTCCGTAAAGCGTGACCTGAGAGAGTTAGAAAACAGCGAAAAAATATACTTTTTGAATCAGTACAGAGGGGGCGGACGTATTCAATTTTTTGTATCCGAAGAATATAAACAAAAATTTCCGTCTGAAAAATACATTAACGCAACGTCGGCGGATCGGTCAAATTTAATTGAAATACAAAAGCAAGAAATTGAAAAATTTAAAAAAAGATTAAACACTTATTATAAAAGATATGGATTAAGCAAACTAAAAACTTGGACATACAGCACTAATGACTAAATAACCCTGACGAGTCTTTGAGAATTAAGACGAAACGCCCGAGGGCGTCGGTTATAAAGGAGAACAGAAGATGCAGAAAGATAAATCTTATAAAAAAGCGGATTACCCGAACAAAATGCTTATATATGCGAAGAGAAAACATTTTGACGATGATTACTACAAGCTTAAAGCAATTATTAACGACGGTTTTAAACTGCATGATTTCTACTGTTTTAGCGAAAAGACTGAGAATCAGATCAAAGAAATTATTAAAAAATTAAATTATAATAAGTTTTTTTCTTTTGTATACCTAAAGCACACGGAAAGCGGCTATTATAATATTTACGTTAAGAGAGGAGAGTTTTAAAAATGCAAGAAAACAATAAATCAAGCCACGGCGGTGCAAGAAAAGGAGCCGGAAAAAAGGGCATACCCGGACTCAAGAAGAGGACCTACAGAACTCTAGAGATCGAAGATCAAATAATTAAGCGGTGGCTCAAAAAGCGGCATGAAAATATTAAAAGAAATCCGATAATTAAATAATATTCTCGACGCGAAATTATTTCGTTTCGAGGAATTAATTTAAAAAGCTTGACTTATATTCGAATATATATTATTATAAAATCATTGATATCAATCGCTGTGCAAGGTTGTTACGATGCACCAGTTTTGCTTATTTTTTACTGAGATAAATAAGCAGTTCTTATATTTTCCGACTACAGGGCAAAATATGACTGCCGTGAATAGTGCGGCATTTAATTTAATCAAAGGTCATTATGCAAAGAAAAATAATAAGAAAAATAATAAAACAAGGCTCTTCCTATATGGTCACTATCCCTCCTGATTTGCTTAAAATATTAAAGCTTAAGCAGGGCGATAAGGTTGAGCTTGAGCTTAAGGGTAAGAGGGTTTTTATTAAGGCGGTGGAAAGTGAGAAAAAAACAAGTTAAAAGAGAAGTGGGCGGCGTCAAATTAGAATGCACGGCAGAAAGAGAAGACAAAAGGCTTGTCGTACAGACTTCTATGGATTTAGGCAGCGGCAAAAAAAAGCTTGTTAATCTTATTTCTAATAATATAACAGAGATGCAAGATCAAGCCCTTTTAAGCAGCCTGGACGATCAAGAGCTTCAGATGTTTCTTTGCAAAATAAAGATAGAGCTAGAAGTAAGAGGATATAAAGTATAAGAAAGATAATATGAAATAGAAAAAGCAATGAAGTGCAGCTTTATAAGAAAGGTTAAAGAATGAGATATGAAAAAACATAAGAAGAAGTTGAATAAAGTTTATTGCATTGATTGCTATTGGCATGCACTTGCTTATGGCTTAAGGAAAATTGTGGGAAATGCTAAAGCAAATTGCTATCATGTAGCAAATTTTTATAAGGTAGATACGCCAACCAAGCCGGAAAATAAGATATTGGAAGAAAACCCGGAAACGCATTTAAACAAGGATAATGATTGCCGGCATTTTATTGGTTATAAAATAAAACAAGAGCACTTCGAGGAGACAGAATATAAATATTTAATAGATTTTTGGCTTTTCGATGAAAATGTTGCTTTTTTACCTTATAAAAGGAAAGTAAAAAAAATTGCGTCAATATTGCAAAGTGAAGATAAAAAATACACGCAAGATGTTACTAATTTTATACAGAAAGGTTAAATGATGACTGATATTCAAACCGGGGGGTTAATAGTTGCTGCGTTTTGCACTATAATGACAATATATATCGAATTTGGGTTGAAAAAATGAAAATAACTAAAGAAGTTTTCGAAAACGGCACGCTTAAAGAAAGACGGACTCAAGAATTGACAATGACTGAATTTTTGTTAATGAACGAAGTTCATAAAGAATCAGATATGCAAATGGCCGAGGCTGTTCCGACTCAAGATGATTTTATAATTGAAAGAAGTTTTAGGAACTTGAGCGAAGATTATAAGAAAAGGGAGTTTGATTGTTGAAGAAAATAAAAGAAATAATTGAATTATATGATAACTATGTCAAGGCGGATCCGGTCGATAATTGGAGAACCGAAGAAGCGAAAATTCTTTATTTATTAAGGCATGCTATAGCTTACGACAAAAAGATTGACTCAAGCCAAAAAATATTTATGGTTAAAATGTCTGATATATTTACATTAGATCATTTCGTGGACTATTGCAGAGAGTTAGAAAAAGAAAAAGAAGAAGTTTATTCGAGAATTGAGAAAGGGAAAGAAAAACTCATGACTGATATGGCTAATTCATTTGATAGGTTTTGGGAAACATATGACTAGACCACTGACAGAAAAACAAACTAATTTCTTGGATGCATACCTGAATGACCCTGAGCGCAAGGGGAATGGGATATTAAGCTATAAAAAAGCTTATAATTGTAAAAATATGTCAGATAAAGCAATTTATGTCGAAGTCAGCAGATTGCTCAAAAACCCTGTTATATCCCTAAGAATAAAGGAATTTAAAGACAAAGTTGAAAAGAAAATTGAAGAAGAATTTGTATACACAGCTTTAGATCATTATAATGAACTTGATGAACTGAAAAAAGAAGCAATGAAGCTTGACAAGCCCGACTTAAAAACGGCTCTTCAGGCCTCGATAAAAAAAGGCGAGCTGAAAGGTTTATACAAAATCAAAACTGAAATAACCGGCGATGTCAGTAAGATGCCGTTTGAAATTAAGATTGTGGAGTAAAAAATGAAAATAAACGTTCAGAATATTGATCAATATCAAGAAATAACTAAAAAGTTAAGTAAAGCCGAATCGGCAGTTGAAAAGTTGAAAAACTTTTCGCATAGAGAATTCATAATAAAAAGCACGGGCTGGATGGACGAAATTATATTAACAGATGAAGCCATTATAAGCTCTATTATTCAGAATGAGATAAAAAAACTCGAAGCTAAAATAAGCACATGGCAAAAAAAGATTGAACTTTTATAAAAAATACAAACCTTTATTAGAATTAAACAATTCAAAGTTTTCGGTGATTGCCTTAACCGGCGGTCGCGGCTCAATGAAAACCGGGCATGCTTTGCGCGGCATTTTAGCATGTTCTATGCAGCAAAAAAAGAAGACTTGTTTCTTCCGGGAGACAAAAGAGACGCTCAATGAGTCACTCAAGGCAGAGCTGGACAGTATAATTGAGCAGGATTTCGACAAAAGAGGCTTTAGTTACACAAAAGAATCTGTATCGCACATAAATGGCTCTCATATGTTTTTCAAAGGCCTTAAAGAAGTTAACACAAAAGCCATTGAAAACCTCAAGGGAATTGCGACTTCAACAGATTTTTTTGTGGTTGACGAAGCTCAGGCTGTGAGTAAGCCGGTTTGGGATGTTTTAATTCCGACTCTCAGAAAAAAAGGGTGCGTCTTAATAGTTATTTATAACCGAATTGATAACAAATTGCCCGTAGAAGATTGTTTATTTCTGGATCACGATATCATGGAGGCCCCGGAAGGGACTTATTTTGTCGAGGTCAATTATCCAGAAATAATGCATTTGAAAGACGAAAACAAAGAACCGCTTTTGAGTGAACAATTTGTCAAGAGAGCGGAATTAATCAAACAAAATAAGCCGTCTGATTATAATACTATTTATCTGAATAAATTCAGAGATAAATTAGACAATGCCGTAGTTAAATATTTTGAACCGAAAGAAAATGTCAGAAAAATATATTATGTTGATGATTTACCGCTGCATTTATGTTGCGATTTTAACGTAGATCCGATGTGTTGGTGTATGGCTCATGTTGTAGATGATAAGATTTATTATTTCGACGAAATAGTCATCGAGAATACAAACACCAGAGAAACAATGAAAGAATTTCTAACCAGATACGGAAAGCACAAAGATAAGATAATCATAAACGGCGACGCTTCGGGCGACAGCAGGAAAACCAGTGCAGACTTTTCGGACTATATGATTATAATGAAAGCTTTAAGCGATGCAGGGCTTGAATTTGAGGTTGAGATAAAAGGATTTAATCCTCCTGTCAAGAATAGAATCGCCGCTTTTAATAATAAATTATACACTTACGACGGCAAGCGAAATATTTTGATTGACCCGAAGTGTAAACAACTTATTTATGACTGTAAATACTTGGCTTATAAGCCCGGAACAAGTATAATAGATACACCGACGCATCGGCAACTAAAAGAAGATAAAGACTCAAAGTTTTTAGGGCATATGTTCGATGCGGCCAGTTATCCGGTAGATTTCTACTTTCCTGTTCAGGATGATACTTAAAGAGGATAAGCAAATGAAAGAATATATTTCAATAAGCTTAGGTTGGATTTTTTTAATAATTATAGTATTTATAATACCTTCCACTGAACAATAAAGGATTAAAACAGAAAGGATTAAAAAATATGCCTGATCATGATGACCTAAAGTTTCTCATCGATGCTTTGGAAGAAATCAAGCAATGGAATGACAGTTGTGCAAGGTGCTCAGGAAGAAAAAAAGAGGCCTCGGGCTGTCATTATTGCGGCAGCGGAAGCCCGCACAGTTATACCATTGCCGAAAAAGCTTTAGGCAAATATAGAAAACTAAAACAGAATGAAAGGGATTAAAATGAGGAAGAAAAGCTTGAGGAAATATATAGCCCAAAAAGCGATGGAAGATAAGGAGAAAATGCGAAAATTAAATCTGCAAGCAGATTATGCAGTCAAAAATTCTCGCAGCTACAGAGCAAGACAAATAGCCCTTTTAAGCTACTCCGAACCGGAAGAAAAGGATTTTACAATAAAAGATATTCTGTATTTAATAATAGCTTTGTTTGCAGTTATAGCGCTTCTTTCGGCGATGACTTTTTTGCTCGTGTCGGCAGGAATACTTTAATGAAAATAGAAGACATGACAGTTAAGGAATTTGATGAATATTGGGCGCATAAAGACAGGCCTTGGAATAGTCCAGAAATAAAAAAAAGACGATCCGAATTAAAAACAGAATATAAAATAAGGCTTGAAGAAGCTTTGGAGACAAAAGACAAGAGGCCCTTAGATGAAATAATGAAAGGGCAGCAGCCTATACCGCTTGCCAATTTTATTTTTAAATAGAGGTATTAAATAAATAGAGGCATTAAACAATGAAAATATATAAATATCACGGAATAAGCTGCTGGGGTCTTTGTGGGGGCAATGGCGAGATTGTAGTAATGGCAGAGAGCAAGAACAAAGCTTTTGAATTAATAAAACAGCGTTTAGAATCCGAAGAGCAATTAGAGCATAATTCATATATTACAGAAACGGAATTGATTGAAATAAAACCAGAAGCCGAACAGGTTTTGGCATATGCTGAATGTCCGTGCCGGCATATAGATTAAGAGGTATTAAACAATGAGTGAAACGATAAAAGAAGTAATTGACGAATATTTGGAATGGAAAAAAGAAAAATCTAAGCTTTTCCGTGAAAAGCTAAAACCCGGCGAAATATCAGAGGAAGATTTAAGAAAAACCAAGGCCGCTCGAGAGCAGGAACGCATAAAGGCACAAGCAGCTTTGCAAGAATATGAGCAGGGCAAAAGCACTTTTAAATATCGTTTGACTAAAGCTATTTTTTTAGGTAATGGACTACCCGAAAAATATTTCAATACTCAAGCAGCTTTGGGTCTTGTTAAAGGGTCTAGCATCCTGACTATAGACGATTGGATAGATTTCCTCAAGACTCACAATGTAGTTTAATTGCAAAATAAATCATATGGTGTATAATGCTTTTGGGGGCTTAGCGTAGCTCGCGAAAAATAGTTGTTCGACTATCAGCCCTCTTTAATTTTTCGGACAGTCAAGATGCGGACGCTTGATAAGGGTTTAATTGCCCTGTTAAGCGTCTTTTGGCGTTTTGGTGCTTTATGGCTAAGAAAAGATTTAACGAGACTGAAAAAAACCTGATAGCCTCAAGAATAGGCGAAATCTTTGACAATCTTGATAATGCCAGAAAAGAACATAATGACGAAATTCAACAGCTGCAAGATAAAATTTACACTTTTACTGACGGAAAGCAAGCAGGGGGATTTGATTATCTCATCCCCGACTTATATAAGATTAATGACACTTTATCCAGCTATATAAATCAGACTATTTATCAGAATAATGAAAATATATTTGATGTCAAAGGGCAAGATTTTGAAAGCCAAAGAAATGCCCAAAAGCACAAATTTGATGTTGTAGACACCCTTGACAAAATGGGCTTCAAGAGCAAAATGATCGAAGCTATAGTTCAAATGAACTTAAGCGGCGAGCTTATTGCGTTTGTGGGCATTAACGAAAGAATTAAATATAAAAAAAGACCTAAAACAACCGCGGAGCAGCTTGCTGAAAAGCAATCAGGCGTCAACCTTGAAGACATAGAGCCTTTCGTAATAGAAGAACGAAAAATATACGAAGGCCCGGATATTGAAATTATAAGAGCGCAGGATTTTGTTTTCGATACAACTCAAAAGAGAATATTCGATAAAGCTCCGAAGATAATAAGAAAATATCTGACTTATGAAGAAGTTGTAAACGACCCTGCTTTTAAAATCAGTCCGGAAGACAAGCAATATTTTCAGAACTTAACTTTGAATGTAGAGCCTAATCAAGCGGAGTTAACGCAAGATCAAAGTTTTTGGCATAAAAGAACGGACATGAAAGACGGACAGCTTGAAGTTTTAGAATACTGGGGCGACTTTGTTTATTCCGACAGCGGAGAAACTTTTGATTTGTCGAATTATGTCATTGCCATGGTTGCCGGAAGAATAGTTCGCATTGAGCCTAATCCGTTTTTCAATAATCCTATTGTGTATATGGAAATAATGGAAGAACCCAACTATAAGCGCGGCATAAGCCCGTTAAGAGTGGCCTTAACGCCTCAAGACATTAAAAACAATGTTATGAATAAAGCCATTACTTTGTTTGACTTGGTAGCAAATGCGCCCTATTTCGCTCAAAAAGGAATACTAGAAGATAAAGAACAATCCATCACTCCCGGCAAGGCCATATTGTGGAAAGCAAGCGCAAACCCTCAAGGGCTTCCGCAACGTATTGACTTTTCGGGCGGACTTACTGCTGCGTTGCCTATGATGCAGATTTTCGACAGGCAAATCCAAGAGGCTACAGGTATAAGCGATAATCTCTCGGGAATTATCGAAAATGAAAGAAGAACTGCAACAGAAATAAATTTAGCGGCCAGCGGCGGCAGCGTCAGAATAAATAATTTAATCGACAAAATAAAAAGCTTTAATTTAATGCTGGTCGAAACAATAGCCGACTTAAAGGCAAACACTGAATTGAATGCGACTCAAGTCATGGTCAAGGGAGAAGACGGCGAGTTTAATTCTTTAACAATAGAGCCAGAAGTTAAACAAGGCAACTTTGAATATACATATATAGACACCAAAACAGCTTTGGAGCGTCAAGCCAGATCTCAAGAATTACTTGGACTTGCTCAGGTATTTATTGAGGCCGCGCCCGGAGAAATTGACATGAAAGAATTGTTTAAATATATGGTAAGCCAGCTAGGGGTTCAGGATGCCGATAAATTAATGCAAAAAGACCCTATTGAGCAAGCGTTGGGACAAATAGGGCAACAGTTAAACATGCAGCCCGAAGATAAAAAAGTTATTAAAGACAGATTAGCGCAATTAGTTCCGCAAATTTTACAGGAGTTCACTCAAGGTGCAACTGAACAAGCAGGACAGGGAGAGATTCCGCCTCAAGCTCTCCCGGCTTTATAAAACCGAAGAATGGCAGCAACTTAAAGAGTTTTTCATGCATGAAATAATCGAAAATGCGGGGATTCCCGACAGGCATGATTTTATTAACGGCATGAAGCACATTATTTATTTACCCGAAGAATGTTACGAAGCAGAAATTACAAAGCTGAAAAATGAGCAAAAATAATTCAATATGGTTGTGTTGCGGAAAAGGACCTTTGACCGATCGGGAGAAGGGAATTTTGCCTTCTCTGATCGAGAAATATCCGTCTATAGGCATAAACGAATTTATTAAACATTTTAACGGCTGCGATTATTTTATAAATCAAGATTATAATTCCGCCGACAAAAGCCTTGATCAAGGCTATAGAGAAGATTTGAAAGTATGTGTGCCGAAGCATTCGTCTAATTCTGCTTTCGGAAGATATGCAAAAAAAAGAAAAATAAAACCTTATTTAGTTTACTCTAAAACGGCAGACTGTAAACTTAACAGGGAATCTAATGAATTATACAGTTTTTTCGGGAGCGGCATAAGCGCAATATCTTTAGCGTATAAAGAAGGCGCAGAAAAAGTTTTGTTAATCGGATATACAACAGATCAGGAATATAAATATTTTTACAGCGATGCAATAAGACCCAGATCTAAAGAAAATATAGAAAATTGCAAAAAAGCAATTCGTGAAATAAAAGATACCGGCAAAATAAAAATGTATAAATACAGAGAAGAAACAGATTTTGATTTAGAAACCTTAACTTTAGAGGAGTTATATAAAAATGGTATTTGATGCAGATACAAGACCTGTCAGGGTTATGGCGACAAATCAAGCTTTAACCGCAAGTTATGTTGACATAGGTACGCCACTTGACACAAGAGTAATAAGGGCCTTCGGTGTTTTTTCCGATTTCACGGCTAATGATTCAACCGGCGTGACTTTAAGAGCTGTAGCTCAGCAAGAGGCGAACGGAGATGATTATGAAATATCGGTTGGACTCGGCACAAGCGGCGAAATATCTTTTACCGATGCAACTGATATAAAGAGACTTGATACCTTTTTGGTTCAGGATTCCACCCCCTTTGTGCAATTGCAAGCAAAGGCAACAGTTGTCGGGGCTACAGCAGGAACTTTATCGGTCAATGTGAAAATGGAAAAACAGGTATTCAGGTAAGAATGGCAGGCTTTAAGACTGAAAATTTATTATACGGATGCGGTTTCGTTGTTTCTCAAGATCCCATTGCCAAGAATGGATTTGTAACTGATGGGCTGATTTCGTTCCTTCATTCTGCCGCTAATACCGGTACGGGATATGACCCAAATTCCACCACATGGGCTAACTTGGTCGAAGATGGCATAGATGCCGACTTAAGCAATTTTGCATATAATTCTTCAAGCGGATGGAACGGTTCAAATACCGTTGGAGATCCGACTTATTTAATCGCAGACGGCATAGATGACATGGTTGAAATGACAGGAAGTGCAAGCATAATAAACGAGTCGGAATTCACCTTTGTTACCATAGTAGAGCAGGCAGCTCTAAAAAATCTAACAGGCTTTACAAGAAAGGGTGTTTCTATACGGCAAAGATATTTCAATACGCTTACTGCGCCACAGTTTACGATGGGAAGCAATAATATAGTTGCCGATTCATTATTGGCTACAGGAACACCCGTTATGATAACCAGCGTTTATGACAACGGCACAATGAAGCAATACATAGGCGACACATTGCAAGCCGATACGCTCTCATCTGTTTCTTATTCGAATACTGCCGATGATATAGAATTTTTCCGATATGACGGATCTACGTACACTGAAGCAAGAATTTATGTTCAGTCAATATACAACAAAGCATTAAGTCAAGCTGAAGTGACGCAAAACAATAATGCCGGTTTAGTGTGGAGGTTTTAAAATGGAGTTTTATTTAATACCTGATAATAAATACGCAGAGTTCAACATTGATAACATTGCTAAGGAAAAAAAAATAAAAATAAAGCCTCGAAAAAACAACAAAAAAGATACTATTTTAATGCATTGCAATATAGTTGAAAACTTAAACATAAATAAAGATATGCTTAACAGTCTGCAAAAAGTTAAAAAAGATTTTTTCGATCAAAATAATGATTGGGCTCAAGTTCCGGAGGTTTTTTAAATGAGCGGATTTAACAGTAACGAAATTGTAATATCAGACCCACAAAGCGGCAACACTGCAGGCATAAACGATGACGGGCAACTTCATGTAGTCATGGAGGGCAAGGTCGATCAAGCGAACTCCTCGTCAACTCCGTTGGGCGCAAACGAGACATTCACCGGCACCTCTGTAGAGACACTGCCTTTTGCGGTAATAGTTGTATCGGTATACTCTGACGTATCAAGCGACACCAAAGGTTTTTGCTTACAATTTAGTCAAGACGATATAAATTGGTATGACGCAGAATGCTATACTATAGCCGCCGACACTTCAAAAACATTTAGCTTTCAACCGGAGGCCAAATATTATAGAGCTAAATATAAAAATGGCGCAACTCCGCAATCTGAATTCAGGTTGCAAGTGACGCTTAAGAAGAGCTATGTGAAGCCGTCAAGTCACGCTATTGATGATGCTATTTCAGACAATGACGATGCCGAATTATCGAAAGCGGTAATAACCGCGAAGGATGTAGACACCGGAGAATTTATAAATATAGGCTCAAGGCAAGGGGATACGGGTTTCAATTTAAATGTCTCTGTAGATCAAACTGAACCTACAACTAACAGTATAAAAACAATGGAATATGATCATTCAGAAATACATGACGGCAGGCATTATATTATTACTCATGTAGATCCGGATTTGGACGCTGCGGCCACTATAGAATATCTCATAATAACACCCGATACTACAAGATGGTCGCACTTGACGTTTGAAATAAGCGGTATTGTTTCAACTGATGTCTCATTTTACGAGGGGACCGGATTAACCGGCGGAACGCCTGTTGAGGCGATAAACAACAATAGGAACAGCGCAAATGCATCAGTGAATACTATAACCCTTAATCCTACAGGGGGATCCGGGGACGGATCTTTAATTTATAACCAGATTTTTGGCGGGCCGTCTTCTAACCAATTTAGAGGCTCTACGTCTTTTGCGGCAGAGCGGTTAGAATTTGTTTTAAAACAAAATGAAGCTTACCTGTTAAGAGTTACCTCCGGAGTAGACAACAACAGGGTTTCATTAAAATTAAGCTGGTATGAGCATGTAAACAAGAATTAAAAGGAGAAACAAATGCCTTGTAATACTAAAAAGAAAAAGAGAAAAGTTAAAAAATAGGAGTCAGAAACATGACAGAACAAGTTGAAACAAAATCAGAAGTTAAAGACGAAGTTTCAGCATCGGAAGTTAAAGACGAAAAGCCTAAAACGGAAATTGATTCAAGTATGAGCAATGAAGAGATGTTTAAAATTGCTTACGAGCAGAATCAAGAACCCGAAGCGGAGCCGGAAGTAAAAGAACCGGAATCCGAAGAAACAGAGGAGCAGGAAAGCCGGGAAGAAACTCCGGAAGAGGCTGAAGAGCCAAAACCCGAAGAGGATCCAGAAACACCTGAACCGAAAACGGATGAACCCGAGAAAAAAGAAGAACCTTTAATTTTGGGCAAGTTCAAAACAGAAGAAGATCTTAACGCTCATATTCAAGAAACTGTAAACAAAAGAGAGCAAGAACTTAAGCAAGAAACGGAACTTAAAGAGAAAGAAGAAGTTTACAATACCAATTTGTCAACTTTAAAAAATGCTTACGCTCAAATTGATCAGGAAGTTGCTAATTTTCAGGAAAAATATGATAACGGCGAAATATCTCTTGAGCAGTTGCGAAAAATAGACGCAAATTCAGGTAGATTAAAAGCCGAAATTGAACAAAATTACGCACAGCTTCAGCAACAAGAATTTGAATATCAAAAGCCTAAGATCATCAAAGAAAACACAGAAATTTATAACAAATATCAGTCAGAAATTCCGGAGCTTAAAGACCCGATTGTAAAAAAATGGGCCGATAAACTAAAAACTGAAATATTCGATGCATCAGGAACAAAAATTGACGACGGATTCAAATCTTATGTCGGAGATTACATCGCAGGAGTAAAAAAAGAAGCTGAGAATGCAGGATATCAGAAGGCTTTAGCGGACATTCAACATAAAAAAGATAAAAAGAAAATGATGAACGGTTCCATTGCAGGCAAAAAAACGGTCAAAGCTCCTAAAAAATCTGAAGAACAACTAATATTAGATCAATTTGGATTATAATTCAGGAGTATAAAAATGCCAAACACAGCAAACATCCCAAAGATTTTCACCACGGTTTATGAAAAACTGTTGGAAAAAGAATTAAACATAGGCAAAGTAGCATCGAGAAAATTCGATTCTGCCGTAAAAGCTTACGGTGACACGGTCAATGTCCCCATCGGTTTTGACCCGACAGTTACCGCATGGACAGGCGGAGCAGTTGCATCTTACGAGGAAATTTCTTCCACAAGCGTAGAAATCAAGATTGACAGCGGTGATTCGTTCAACTTCGGACTTGAAAAAGAAGACGAAGTTCAGGTTGCAGGAAGCGAAAACCTCGTAAATCAATCTATAGCCAGAGCAATTTATAAAATGCGCGACAATATGGATTCCGATTTAGGCGGTCTTTATGTTGATGCAGGCATCATAGCCAACTCGGGCTCTACCGTAACCGTAACCGAAGCAAACGCTTACGAGTTGCTGCAGGAATTGACAATCTTATTCGATGAGGCAAATGTTCCCCCAACCATGAGAACAGCCGTTTTACCTCCAAGATACGTAGGATTTTTGAGTGTTGCTATAAAAGATGCATACACCAGCGATGATGCCTTAAAACTTTTTGGTAAAAACTACATGGGTAACGCTGCCGGTTGGAATATTATTAAGTCTAACAATGTGAATAACAACGGAACTGTTTATAACCCAATGTTTTTAGAGGCGGGTCAAACTTTTGCGTTGGCTGTTCAGCAGAACCCCAAAGTTGTGCAATATATGCCGGAGACAAAAGTCTCTCAGGCTTATAAAGCAGTTACCATGTACGGCGTAAAAACCTACAGGGGTGACAAGCTCGGTACGGTTCCGGTTCAATTCTCTAGTCTTTTAACATAATTTAGGAGTAAATATAAAAATGGCAAGAACAGCATTAACAGTAAAAAAGATCGATGCGGCAACTTTGAATATAACTACAAACGATACCGCCATTGACGCAACTTTAGTAACAAACGGCGTTGATATTACTGATTTCTTCGATACCAGAGAAGGAACCAGAACTTTACTGGTGACAAATTCCGAGGCTTCGGCAAAGAATGTTACAATTTCGGCAGGCCCGACAGCAAGCGCGGTTAACGAAACCGGTGATTTAGTAGTTGCCGTACCTGCAAGCACTCAGTTGTCAATCGGGAATTTAACTTCGTCTAAATATGATCAGGGCGACGGCTCCTTATATGTAGACTTTGAGACCGGTACGACCGGCTTTGTAATAGGATTAGGCGAAGGCCGCTCTTTCAGATAATAAAAATAACAATATTCGCGGGGCGGATTGTCCGCCCCCTGCGATTTGACAGTTAAAGACAGGAGAAAAAAATGTTCAAAAGAAAAATAGTTCCAATGCCTTGCAAGGTAAAAAACTTATCAAACGGATCAATTCACGGATGCACAGAAAAGCACTTCACTAATTTGATGACAAAAAGAAGAGGCGAATTTGAAGCAATAGAAGCCCCTGAAGAACTCTTAAAGCAAATAAACATTAAAATTATAGAGAATGATCCGCATAAAAAGATTTTGGGCGATAAACAAGATGTTGTCGAAATAAACCCGTTACCGGAAAAAGCTCAAGACGAAAATTCTGACGGTTCAGTGAGAAGTAAAGATTTAACTGCCAAGGAAAGGGACGAACAAGACTTAAGGCAAAAATTATTAGATGAAGTCTCTGAACTTGGACTTGAAGGTAAATTTCATTTAATGAAGCGCGAAACTATCGAAAAAAAAATAGCAGAAGCCAGAAAAGAAAAAGAGAAAAAAGATATAAAAGACAAACTTTTAACAGGTGAATAAAAATGTCAACTTATTTTGAATTAATCACAAAAGTATTGCAAGAATTGAAATATCCTACTGTTTCAACTTTTTCGGCATTGACAAATCCGGAGCATTTGGAAATAAAAGATGCCATGAACAAAGTCAACAGAGACACTTTGCTTTCTGACGGATACAACACCAGAGAAAGAGTAGACAGTTTAACAATTCCGGCTAATACTACAGATTATTTCACGACCGTAACCGATACGTTGCCGGGAGAAGTAAAAGAAAACGGAATAATAGTTGATAATAGCTCTTATGAATTTGTTTCCGACGTAAGCAGATTTTATACTGAAAACGTAAGCGAATTTAATTACGGACGTTTAAGAAACGATTTCTATTTCAAGAGTAAAGATTCTGCAAGAACTGCGACAGTATTGTATTTGACCAGAAATTTTGCTGAAACATCAGGCGGCACGGAAAAAGAAAACATGACGCTTGAAGACGACACAAGCATTATTCCGGAAGAAATTCAAGAGCAAGTTTTAGTTTTCGGCACTTGTTACGCCTTTAAGGGCAGTAATTCAGCCGACAAGCGCTTGGCTTACTGGAACGCTGAATACGGTAACGGAATAAGGCAATTAAACGATTACAATTTCTCTCAAGATGCCGATTTAAAATTTACTATAGATGACAACAGAGATTTGCGACACAGTAATTATTACGGCTACGGATATAATAATAACTGCCGGAGGTTCGGCAACAGATGACCGATTTCGTAATAGTAGATTTTACCGGCGGCCTTAATTTAAGGGATTCAAGAACTAATCTGGGAACTGACTCAAAAAAAGTTCATTGGACGGATTCTAAGAACGTTCGGCCTTTCAGGAATTTCGGCGTTACCAGAATGGGCGGGAATAACGACATTCTGAGCGGTGGTTTTTCTGACGGTTTTCTTGCAGTCGGAACAGGCCGAGATATAAACGGGGAATTTGCATGTACAGCTGATGATGCCGGTAATTTTATTGAAATAGATATACCGGGAGCGTCGGCAGGGAGCCCGCTTGTTACCGGCTTGAGTACAACCGAAAAAGGCCGCTTTGTTAAGCTGGATCAATCTTTATTATATTCGAACGGAACTGACGAGCCTTTTTATTATGAAAAGAACAGAACGACCACAACAACCGGAACTGTCGCAATAAACGGGACAATAAACGTTGTCGGAACGGGAACTTTATTTTTATCAGAACTGCTTATTGGCGACGAAATAACTATAGGCGGCGAGACCAGAATAATTGCAACGATAGCAGATGATTTGAACTTAACAGTGCGAACGGCGTTTACGGTAACCACAAGCGGAGTAGCCTTAACCAGAGGGCTTATAAGTTATCTTAATTCAACTCGAAGCGGCGTACAGATAAGAGGTAAGGCAATAACGTTTTATTCTAACAGAATATTTATCGGCATGGGCAATACTTTATTCTGGTCAGCACTAGGAATATACAGCGAATGGGGCACGTCAGGAGCTACCGGAGCAGGATTTTATGCTGACTTCGGGAGCACTATAAAAGCGATAGAGCCGTTTAAAGAATATTTAGTTATTCATTTAGAAAACGATCAAACTTTTATTATGTCCGGCAATGTTGACGCTGATGATTTTACTTTTAATTTGTTTTTTGACAAATCCTCTAAAAGCCCTTACGGATTACTGAACGTCGAAAACGAGCAATATTTCTTTGATGACGGCGTTTTCACCACTGCTCAGGTCGGGGAGTTAAACCAAATAAGATTAACGTCGGACAAGGCAGATGTTTTGAACCCGGAAGCAACAGGATTTCTTGACGGATTCTTTGATTTTGATCGCGAAGACGAAATATTTATGATTCATAATAAACTAAGGAAAGAGATTTGGTTTTATCTGCCCATTATAAATACAACTGATTTCGAAAAAATGTATATATACGATTACGAGACAAAGCAATGGTTTTTAAGGGAGTTGCCTCAGTCGATCACAGATGCAACCGTTTATGAAGATGAAATTTATGCCGTAACTTCAGACGGCGAGTTTTTGCATGAAGATACCGGGTCTAATTTCGACGGGGCTGCTATTGAGTGGCAATTATGTACGCAATTTTTCAATTTCGGGGAAATAAACAAAACTAAGGACATTGATGAGCTTTGGCTTACTTTAGACGGCAGAGTAAATAATAATTTCAAGTATTTCAGCAAATGGAATTATGATGCAACGGTCATATCGCCTGAAGTGCCTATAGTCGAAGAGCCTCTGGATAATTTGGTTTGGGGTGTCGGAAAATGGGGGGAGAAAAACTGGGCTGCATTTGTTGATCTTTCTACTTTTGCACATATTTACAACGGCAGAAGATCTATACAATTATGCTTTAAGGGTACAACGGAAACGGAAAATTTTGCTTTAACAGGCCTTGAGTTCAGAGGGGTCTTCCCAAATGAAACATAATTATAATTTTATCCCGTTAGATTTTCAGACTAAATCAGGCTTGCAGTTTTTGCCTAAAATTTTAATGCTTTTGGATAAAAATAAAAGCATGATGGTTGATGATTATACAGATGCAAATTATGAAGGACTGCTTAATTTTGTAAAAAGTTTTACGCCTTGGTTTATTGCCATAACCAAGAACGATGAGTTTTTAGGGTTTATTTATTGCACTGATTGGCAGGGAAGCGAGACCCAAAAGCATTCTTGCGAGATATCGGCATGCTCTGAAAAGAAATATTTCGGAAGTGATACCCGAAACGTCTTGAAATTATTTACGGAATACCTGTATAATAATTTAGGACTGGTTAAAATTTTCGCCAGAACTTATAAAGAGAATTTCAATTGCGTTAAAATACTTATAGACAGCGGCTTTAAGCAAGAAGGCTTCCTAAAGGGTTCAACTTTACGAAATAATGAATTGCAAGATCAATTCATTTTCGGCAGGTTAAACCCTATTTTTGTGAAAAATAAAAGCGTTAAAGATAAAAGAGATTACAGAATAAAATATAATTACAACAAAAAAAACAGGAAAGAGGTTTGAAGTGGGAAAGAAAAAAACCCCCTCGCCGCCTAAGCTTATAACACCTCTTGAGCAACTGACGCCGCAAGAGAGACAGCAGCGGGAGCAACTCGGAGGTATTTCCGGACAGTTCATTGATCTTTTGGGACAAACGCCGGGGCAGTTTCAGCAAGCTTTCGGGCAGCAGGCAGGATTACAGCCGGGAAGGCTTCAGGCCGCAACGGAATTCGAGGCACAGGCGAGACAACTATTGCCGCAGGCAAGTGTTTTAAGCCCTGAATTTCAGGCGCAATTAGACAAAAGAATAGGCACCCTGAAAACTCAAGCTCAAACAACTTTGCAGGATATTTTCAGGCCTGCGGAAGAAAGAGCAACAACAGATATATTCAGACGTTTGGGCGGAATGCGCTCTTCTCTTGCCGGCGATGTTATCGGTCAACTTCAGCAACAAAAAGGCCGAACTGCTCAAAACCTAGCTTTGTCAATAGAGGCGCAAAGAGCCGCTCAAGAGCAGCAGCAACTTGCAAATCAGCAAGCGGCTTTACAAAATCTTTTAGGCGGAGCGGCAACGTTCAGAGGCCTTGCGACTCAACCAGCATCTCAGGCATTAGGGGCAGCAGGAACAGGGCTCGGACTTGCACAGGGCACGCAGGCAAATCAACTTGCTCAAGCTCAAAATATAGCAAATGCAATAAATCAACAGAGATTGCAACAGTTCCAAATAGCGCAACAGCAACCAAAAGGCGGAGGATTGGCGGGCGCGCTTACGGGAGGTCTGGGCGGAGCTTCAACAGGGGCGATGATAGGATCTATGTTATTCCCCGGTATAGGAACTGCAATCGGAGCAGGATTAGGAGCCGCCGCAGGCGGAGTAGCGGGAGCGTCTTAAGATGATTCAACAACCTGATTTAATTCAACAGCTTTTAGCAGGAACTCAACAGCCCGGAATTCAAAATATTCCTCAAGCTTTATTGGCTGAACAAGCACCGGCTTTACCGCAGCAAATATCAGCCCCGATACAGGGGCTTGATCCGAGCTTATTGCAACCTGCTTTCCCTATGGATCCTCAAGCTCAACAACAGCCCTTTGAAATGGGCTTACTGACAGAAAGGCAATCATTACCGCCAATTGATAACAGACAGGCAATAAGAGATGCCTTGATTGCAGGCGGACTTGAACTACTTTCCGGCGCGGGAGATAGAACCCTAGGTGAAAACTTGAGAGCCGGGTTGACTAAAGGGGCAGGAACCTTTTTTCAGACAGCAAGGCAAGGCGAGTCCGCCCAAAGACAGGCCGAAATATTCAAACAGTTAGGCATTGACGTTCCGGCAGGATTAAAGCCCGGGGAGCAAGAAAAATTTGTTAATCTGAAATTATCATTAGATCAATTCCAACAAAAACAAGATTTAGAAAAAGCAAAATTAAAAAACCAACAGGCTTTAAAAGATATCGAATTAAAAAGTAAAATACAAGGCCTTGAAGCCGGAAAGCAAAAAAGAATTCAAGATTTAAGCAAGCAATTAGGGAATAGGTCGAAAGACTACGAAAAAGTCAGGGATGCATTTTTAAGGGTTGATGCGGCATCAAAAGACCCGAGTCCCGCCGGCGATTTGGCCATGATCTTCAACTACATGAAAGTTCTTGATCCGGGTTCAGTTGTTCGAGAAAGTGAATTCAGAACAGCGGAAGCAGCAAAGGCCGCTTTTTCAAGCATGGAACAAAGAGGCATTCCGGTGCCTAACTTCTTAAGACTCGGTGCGCAAAAAGCTTTAACAGGCCAAAGGTTATTGCCTGAACAACGCGAAGATTTCAGAAAAAGAGCCGAGCAATTAGCTCAAACTAAATTTGATACTCAAGTTGATTTTGTTGAAAGATTCAGAAATACAATACCTGAAGATTTAGACAGTCGAATAATAACAGATTTATTTGACCCTAGGAAAGAAAAACAATTATCAGGCTTATTTGCTCAGGCTCTTCCCGGCGCACTTCCGCAACCTCCTGCTGCTCAACAAATGCCACAGCAGCCGCAAGCATTAACAGTTTCCGAAGGAACGACAGCGACTAATCCGGCAACCGGTGATAAATTAATATTTAGAGGTGGAACATGGCAACCAATTTAACCGGATTGCCCGAAGGCTTTATAATTGATCAACCTGACCGGCAGGCTCAGGCGGACTTGCCGGCAGGATTTGAAATTGACCGACCGGCTCAACAAGCACCTTCTGTCGTAGAATTATTATCAGGCCTCGGCGGAGGGCTCGGCGGAATTGCTCCGACTCAAGAACAAGCCTTAGCAGGATCGGAGCTGGTAGGAAACGTTTTACAAACACTATTGCCGGCAGGTGGCTCAGGACTCGGAGCCTTAGGCGGAGCAGCCGCAGGAACTGCAATTGCCCCCGGGCCCGGTACAGTTATCGGCGCAATTTTAGGCGGAGCAGGCGGGGCGGGGCTTGGCGAAACCACAAAGCAAGGTATCGAAATTGCAAGACAGCAAAGAGAAGGAATTGACCCCGCAAAAATAGGTCTTGAGGCAGCATTCGGAGCAGGCGGCGAAGCTTTAGGCTTTGGCGGCCAAATAGTAGCCAGAAAAGCAATTGAAAAGGCAGCCCCTGTTATTTCAAAGCTTTTGGCATCAGTGCCCGAGGAAAGCACTGCGAGAGTTGTCGCAAAAGAGCTTGCAGGCGACAGTATTTTAAGGGGGAAAATACAGCCCGAAAGAGAATTTAAAGAACTCGGACAAAAAGCATTGAAGGCTATAAGGGAAACCGAAAAGCAGTTAGGTAAAAATGTCGGAGAAACAAGAAAGCTAATTGCCGGATCTGAAAATATTATATTAGACGCCCGACCTGTCAGTGAAAATATTATTCAAAGAGTTAAAGATATAAACGTAGGCGGCGTTCAGGTTTTAGAGCCGCAAGACATGAAAATCATAAATGAAGTTGCTCAAGAATTAGCATCGGGGGATGTCACTCCGGCAAAGCTTCTAGGCTTAAAAAGCAAAATACAAAATGCTACATCGTTTTCAAGGGAAGCGGTAAGCAGAACAACAAATCAGGGCGATTTTTTATTAAACGAAATCCGGAAAGACATTGATAATGTTTTAGTTTCCGAATTTCCCGAATTAAGAACTGCAAATACTGAATTTGCACGATTGCAAGACAGTTTAAGCGTATTAAAAAATGAACTTAAAAATAAAAATATAGCCAGAACCTTAAGAACAGTCGATACCGATGCAAATATAGAAAAAGGCGTAACAGATGCCTTTGAAACCTTAGACGACCTTATGCCTGAGAACAAAAAGTTTTTGGGCAGAGCAAGAGACGTAAGGGCAAGACAAGACTTCCAGGGCCTTTTGCCTGTCAGCCGTGGTGCAAACAGAAGCGAGCAGGAGGTCATAAATTTGCTAGTCAGAGGAAGCGGCGCAGGAGCGTTAGGAGCCGCCGCTCTGGGCCCCGCAGGTGCGGCTTTGGGCCCCTTAGCATTGCCCCTTATAGGTCCGAGGGCTCAGGGAGCAGCGATAAGGGCATTGCTGGGCGGTCCGCAAATACCGGTCGGAGCAGGTGCAGCACTGGGCGGCGGCGCACCAACAGTTTTAAATGAATTATTACAACAAGAGGGTCGATAAATGGGACAATTGCCAAGTTACACAAACACTTTCGTCAACGGGACAACGGCAGAAGCCCCGGAGGTTAACGAAAATTTTACAGAAATTAAAGACGCTCATAATGCGACGGATACATCGGCATTTTATGCTGACGGATCTAAAGATATAACAGGAGCCACTTTCATTGATGTAAACAGCGACTCATCAGGCCTTCAGGTAGGGACAACCAGAGGTTTTGTAGGTATAGCAACCGGATCAGTTATTGATAACGGAACAGACATGTTGTTCTCGACTTCTAGGCAGATGAGATTCACCCCCGCTCTTGCTAAGGCAATTCTTGACGGTGTTTTTCTGCCTGGCCTTACAGGTTCTTATGATTTAGGCTCTTCGTCTTTATTATGGAAAGATATATTTATAAGCGGAGATATTAATATATCTAATGTCACGGTATCTTCAGGATCCGGCTCCCCTGAAACTGTAGTGACTGCCGATCCGGGATCGCAATATAATGACGAGGGCGGTAATATATATGTAAAGGCAACAGGCACCGGAAATACCGGATGGTCAAATCTTCAGGCTCCGCAGAATTATTTAACAGGCCTAAATTCTGAAAACGATGCCGTCGATTCCGATCATGACATTTTGATTAATACCGGAATGGCAAAAGATGACACAGACACTGTTGTTATAAAGCTTTCAGCGGCCACGACGAAAAGAACGGATGACACTTTTGCCGAGGGAACAGGTCAAGGCGGCTTTGCGGCTACGGAAACTTTGCCCATATCAGGCACTATACATGAATGGGTAATATCCAAACTGGACGGAACCACAGATGTTTTTTATAATAATCATGCCACAAGCGGACTTAGTCCGACATTGCCGACAGATTTTGTTTACAAGAGAAGAAATCGCTCATGGCAAACTGATTCTTCGGCGAATATAATTAACGGCACATGGGACGGCGATGACTTTTGGCTTAATGTTCCTCTGCAAGTTTCCACAGGAGCCTTCCCGAATACCGGGACCTTAATAACAGTAGGGACTCCGGTAGGAATAAAAATTATACCTAATTTAAATATATTCAGTGCCGTAACAGGTACCGACATAGACCTTGAAGGATTATTGACAAGTCCGGATCAAGCTGACACCGCGCCATCGTCAAGCGTTTTCAATCTTTTCGCCGGGCAAGACACGGGGGCAGCTCTTTGGGCAAATGCCGGCAATGATAATCCGAAAGTATTAACTAATACTTCAGGTCAAGTAAGAATAAGATATACAAGCACTTCAGGAACGTACACCGCTTTTCTGCACGGTTGGAAAGACAGACGAGACAGATAGCATTTAATACAAATGAATGACACAAACTCTTTATAATGCTGTATAATGAAAAGGTGGAATTATGGCTAACAGAAAAAACGGAAAAACATCATTAAGCATAAGCTCAAAGAAAGGCAAGGGCAATAATTCGAACGGCAAATTTTCTGTAAGCATAAAAACACGAAAAAGGTTAAGCGATGCAGCAAAAAGGAGGCTCAGAGACGATATTGGTAGATTCATATGAATATGTAAAAGGTTTAATCAATTTAGCAGAAAACTTTATGGAAGAGCAAGATTTCTTCGACGAACACACCTTGAAGTTCGATTTAATTTTTACTAATATACACGTTATTACCTTAAGCGTTTTTTGGCTATTAAATAATATATTATTATTTTTCAGTAACGAAATCAAAAAGCACTTCAAAAAGAAAGTTATTCCTTATACAAGGACAAAAATAGGCTTCGTTAAAACAGGCATAGAAGACGGTATTATTAAAAAATTCATCAAAGCTTTTAAAGATGGTATAAATAGAAGTAAAAAATAAAGGTTTTATTTTGGATAATTATAAGTTTGATTTAACAACAAAAGAAATGGAAAGGATCGAGAAAAAAATCGACGAATTAACCAAGAGTCAAAATGAAATACACAGCAAGCAGGATATATTAATTGAGACCTTAAACAATCCTCTGACAGGGCATTCAGTGAGGATTCACAATCTAGAAAAAGATAAATCATTTTATCTTAAAGTTGGTACTTTTTTGGGAATTATATTCGGAACCGTGTTTGCTTTTTACTCCAAAATAACAGATTTTTTTAAAGGTTAAACGAAAGGAAAACTAAAAATGGTATTATATTCAGGCAAATTAAACTTAAAAGATGCTTTCAAACGGGCATCAGAAGAAAAAGAGTTCAATGAAGAGGAAAAAAAAGTTCTGCAATTGATAGCCAAAGAGCTCGACGAAGAAAAAGAATTGCAAACAACTTACGAATATCACGGAGCTGTTTATGCCTTGAAAAACAAGCCCGAAGTGAAATTTTTTGTCAGACAGGATTCAGGCGGAACAAATATAAGCAGAAGATATTAATGAAACGAATATGCGCTCATTGGACGGCCGGTAATTTAACGGCAACTGAAAGCGACAAAAAGCATTATCATGTTATCGTGGACAATATAGGCGTTCACGATCATACAAACTCAGGGGGTATGTTACCCCCTGAGGCTAATAATAATTGCAAAATAGGCCGCTACGTAGCTCACTGCAAGCTCGGGAACACGGGTACAATCGGAATTGCGATTGCCGGATACCGGAATCATCCTGAAGAATCTGTTTTGCCGGATGAAAAAACATTTGATTTATTCTTTGAAACAATTGCCGATTATTGCGAACAATATGATATCGAGGTGACGCCGCAAACTGTTTATACTCACGCAGAATATGACAGGCGATTAAGTGATTTTCACAGAGACGGAAAGATCGACTTTAATTATATCCCGTATTATGATATTATAATTATAGGAATAAGTAATTGCGGTGATTTTATCCGTGAAAAAATTCTCGAAATAATAAAAAGCAGAAGCATCAGAAGAAGAAAGGAAAAGAAAATGGGATTATTTGACAAGGTAAGAGAGATTGTTTTCAAAATCAAAGATGAACAGATTTTTGATATTGTGGAAAGAGTCGAAAATGAATTTAAAGATTTAAAGGGATCTGAGAAAAAGCAGAAAGCAGTTGAATTTATAAACGAATTAATAGACATACCTGTAATAAACGAAAGTACAGAAGAAAAAATTATTTCTTATCTTTTCGATAAGAGTATTGATTTAACAGTTTTCGCGCTTAATAAATACGTTTGGAAAAAATCATAGCTTAAATCTGATTCAAAAACTCAAGGTTCGGCCCTCGAAAGAGGGCTTTTTGTTGCAATAAAAAACTCCCTGGTTAGGGGAGCCAGATACGAGTTATTTTCAAACTTGGGGAAGAAAGGATTTATTCTTTTATTTTAGCATAATATTTTTTTATCGTTTTGCTGATGTCCTTTAAATGTCACAGCTTGTCCGGCTTATTCGTGATATAATGTTTTGCATTTTTCGCATCGTTTCGGCACAGCTTGCAGCCAATCTCCTGTTTTTCTGAAATATTCTATTCTTTTGTCTTGATTATTCAAGGCTAAGAGGAACAGAACTGTAAAAACCCCACAAAAATAAAAAAGGAAGTGGGAAAGCACGCTAAATATAGATATCACT